TTAATAGTTTTCCATAATATCAGCTACACTTGATTTCATTTTCTTTGTGACATGCGTATAAATTTGGGCAGTAGTTTTAGCGTCTGCATGTCCTACACGTTCCATGATTGATTTTAGCGGCACGTTATTCTCTGCTAGACGGCTAATAAGAGTGTGACGGAAGATGTGGCTAGTAAGTTTTTTTGTAATTGGGTCTTCCAATCTTTCATTAGCTTTTTTTAAAGCTAAGTTGAATGAGTTAGTCTGAATTGGAACACCGTTTTTTGTTGTAAAAAGGTATCCCATATCTCTATATCTATGATTTGTATTTTTTTCTAGTTCGTTCATAAATTCTAACTCTTGTAGAATTTCAAGTTCTCTACTTGTCATGATGGTTTCACGATAAGAAGCTAATGTCTTTGGTGCTGTCTTTTCCCCGTTACGATATCCTTCTGTATGATCAAATGTTCCGTGCAACTGCAATATTCTTGACTTAGATTCGTAGTTGCACGGCTCAATGCTGACAGCTTCCCCGATACGACAACCGTTCAAACTGATAAACTCAGCCAACAAACCAAGACGGTAAGTGCTAGGTCTTCTGTACAATTCTTTCAATAATGGTTTAATTTCATCTTCTTCAAGATATTTTTCTTCAGCCTTTTTCCAGTCTTCAAGAGTTTTCTTTACCCTTGGGAGTTTAGCACGTCTTGCAGGATTATCTTGGATAATATCCAAACCAACAGCATAATCAAATGCTAAGTTTAGCATAGACTTATTACGCTCTTTGCTTGCTTATTAATAACATTTTCAAGTTCAGTTAAATTTCCTGAGCCTGTTCCTATAAGCTTTTCTTTTAGTGTAACTTGTAGCACAACATATTCATAATTTTCGCCAGAAGCAGTTGAACCAGTACTAGCTTCTTTTACATTGTCCAAAAATCCCATGATAATCTCCTTTAACCTATTAAAGTATAATATTCATCAATAACCATGACTTCATCGGTCGTGGTCTTTAAATTATGTCTTTGCATAAAAGACAAGTAGTTAAACTCATGTTTGTCTTCTACTTTGTCAAATTCATCTTCAAGCAAACACCTGATCATATGTCTATTTGCCTGCAATTCAAATTCTTCATGACGCCTTTGATATTGGCCAGAATCATGTTCAATATGTCCTAGTTCATGAAAAATAACTTTCTTTTTTGACTCATCGGATAATGCTCTATTAACGAAGACAACTTTTATTTCATCAATATAGATTCTTGGACGTGGCCATAGTTCATTATCGAAATAAGCTAATTCTACATTATGGAAGTCTAAAATCTCCTCAATAGTCATAGACTATCTTCCCTTCAAGTAAATTTCAATAATATTTTGTATTGCTTCAATATCTGATTCAGTAAGCGGCTTACCATCGAACGTTTTGGCGTTTTCGGCCATTTTTCGTAGATCTTCAGAAGTGTATTCTTGGTTATCTTTTGCAATTGCAGGGTTATCAGTGCGACCAAGCAAGTAATCTGTTGAGACGTGGAAATAGTCTGCAATCTCTTGTAATTTTTCAGAACCTGGTTTGTTTCGTTTTAAAGCATAGATGGTATTTCGACTATACCCCATCTTTTCTTCTAGAGAATTTATTGAAAGACCTTGTTTTTTAGCAAGTTCTTTTATCCTTTCAAATGTTATAAACACTGATTTATCAACCTTTCTGGAGGATGACAAAAAATATTTTAAAGAATTTCAATAAAAACAGTTGACTTTTTACGGAGAATACTCTAAAATAGTTTTTGTAAGATAGTTAGTTAGTAAAAAACGAAGTTAAACATTTTACAAATCTTTTTAAAGTAGTTGGGGAACCGCGTAATATAAAAGAGTTATAAACGTTATAACTATGTTTTTCTTATGCCTCTATTTTAAAGTATACTCTAAAAAATGTCAATGAAAAATTTAAATTTTTACTAACTTTATTACTTACAAGTTCTTTGACAATTGAATATCGTATGTGATATGATATAGGGGAAGTGAAGATAGTTTCGTCGCGCATAGGCGAACATAAAAACCCCTTGCAAAATCCTACAAATGCAAGGGGTTTTTTCTATTTTGCAATAGAAGCACTAATCAGCACTGTCATCAAGCCATTTCTGGATTAATAACAGGATTATTCCAACCAATAGCGGTGCGATGATAGTTGTGAAGATAGCTTCGCACATAGACGTCACCTCCTTAGCTAAGGCAGGTATAGTAGTGCCAGTCAATATTATATCATGTACGTTATCGATTGGATAGCGTACTTTTTTGTTTAAAAGTATAAAACACCACCTAGCTGCTATCTAGATGGTGCTACGGAAATTATTCTGCTCGAAATGAAAATGCTAGAGTGTCCGATACTCTAGCACCCACCAATTTTGATTAGCTCTCTGCCCATCGGACAGACAAAACAAATCTTCGCTGGATTGGGAACCAGCACTGCATGGTTTATAGGTAGCAACAACGACTCTATACCCCTAAGTCGAATAACGGCAATATTTTTACGTGTCATGCCACCACTCCATCTATCTCTAATTTAAAGTGATAGACATTTTCGACTTAGATTCATTCCTAGTTTTGCGCGTCTAGTCCGCTTCGGCTCCGAGTAGAGCAATGTGTCTATTTACCTATGAGAGCACAGTACCTTTCAAAAATTCTGCTAACAATAACATCAGCTCCTTTCTGTAATAAAGGTACTTTCATTATAAGATTGTAAGTCAAAAAAATCAAGATGGTTACAAAAATTATTGAGCAGAATAACGATTTCCGTATATTTTATTAATATTTTCTACTTATTTTTGAAAAAGGAGGTATACAAATGCCCGATAACACAATCGCCATCGAAAAAATTAAAAAGTATTTGCTTGATAACAACCTTAAACAAGTTGATCTAGCAGTTACTTATGGCAAAGAACCGCAAGATGTGGCGAACATTCTTGCTGGACGAAAAAAAGACCCAGCATCAAATCGCTTTGTTTTAAAAGTTATTTCAGATTTAAAAATCAGATAGAAAGGCATCAAATGAATCAAATAATCAATATTACAGTAAACGATAACCATGAACCAGTTGTCAGTGGTCGGGACTTGCACAAAGTGCTTGAAATTAAAACAGCTTATAAAGATTGGTTTCCAAGAATGGCCGAATATGGCTTTGAAGAAGGTCAGGACTTTAGCTCATTTTTGAGCAAAAGTACAGGAGGTCGCCCTAGTCAAGACCATGTACTTAAACTAGACATGGCTAAAGAAATTGCGATGTTGCAACGGAATGAAAAATCAAAGCAAGTCCGTAAATACTTCATCCAGGTTGAAAAAGATTTCAACAGTCCCGAGAAAATTATGGCAAGGGCGTTGCTGATGGCGGATAAGAAAATCACTAGCTTAACGATGGAAAGAAATCAGTTACAGATTGAGCTAAAAGAGGCTCAGAAACAAGCGCGTTATCTTGATTTAATCATTGAGAGCAAGGGAGCTTTGCGAGTAACACAGATTGCTGCCGATTATGGTATGTCTGCCAATAAATTCAATAAAACACTATTAGAATTTGGTGTGCAGCACAAAGAGAATGGACAATGGATTCTCTATAAACGCCACATGGGCAAAGGTTACACAGACAGTCACACGTTTGATTATCAAGATAAGAATGGCTATACAAGAGCCAATATTACGACAACCTGGACGCAAAAGGGACGATTGTTCCTATATGAGTTGTTGAAAGAAAACGACATTTTGCCATTAATCGAGCAAGAAGATATTGCTTAGAAAGGAACCACATGAGATTTAATCGTTATCCATACAAAAAACCTGCAATAAAGCAGGCCGAGAAAGGTATTACATACAAATTTGTCAATACCGAAAAATCAATCTTCACTAACTACCATCTTGATATTGTGAAGACGGGCAAAAGTATTGAAATCCATATTAGGGTTTAATGCCTGCTCTAAAGCATTTTGCAACTTTGGTGTAAGTTCGCTGATAATGAACTTAGCAAGTTCTTTATTACTCTCTTCAAGGTCGTCAGAAGAACTATTGAATCCACTAGAACTTGGTGTGTATTCATTGATTACATCGAACATTGCACGTTTCAAAATGGCTAAGTCAACTTCTTGTGGCTTGTCCATGATAATCACCTCCTTTCTGCTCATATTATAGCAGTTAAGGATAACTAGAGAAAGGACACTATGCAAGCAAATCGAATTTTTTACGGAAAAGAAAAACCAACAAACGCAGTAGCGGGCGATTGCTGGTTTAGAAATAACGAAAAATATTACGCTAACTTGGCAGGAGCTGGTTGAGAGATTAGAGAAACCTACAGTCACCCAAGAGACGTTTGCGGAGTACCAGAAGATGTCTCGAGCAGAAAAAGGGCAAGCAAAAGACGTAGGAGGTTTTGTCGGCGGGTGGCTAAAGCAGGGTAAACGGAAAAACGAAAATGTTCAAAGTAGGTCCTTGGTTGCGCTTGACGCAGATAGCCCAAGTAAAGATTTCTTAGATAGGCTAGACCTGCTTGCAGACTATGCATACGTACTCTACAGTACTCACAGCCACTCAAAAAAAGCTGCTAAGTACCGTCTTATTATCCCTACTGACCGTTTAATGATGCCTGATGAATATGAGCCAGTCGCTAGGTATTTGGCTAATCAACTAGGCATGTCGAACTTTGATGACACGACTTATCAAAGTGTGCGTTTGATGTTCTGGCCGAGCCACTCGAGAGATGCTGACTTTACGTTTAAATATAACGACGAGGCTTTTCTAAGTGTTGATGAGGTGCTTGATACGTACCCGGACTGGCGTGACTCAAGCTTCTGGCCAGAAAGCCCGACGCACGCTGTTAAAAGACAGCGTGAAGCTAAAAAACAAGGTGACCCACTTAGTAAAAAAGGGCTTATTGGAGCCTTTTGTCGTAGCTATGACATTAGACAGGCCATTGCAACGTTCTTGCCCGAGGTTTATGAAGAAGGAACGACTCCTGATAGGTACACCTACACTGAGGGTTCAACCGCAAATGGCTTAGTCATCTATGATGATGTCTTCGCTTATAGCCATCACGGGACAGATCCCGTGGGGGATACGCTTGTAAATGCATACGACCTTGTTCGTATCCATAAATTCGGAGAGCAAGATAGCGAGGCTAAAGATAATACTCCTACTAATAAGTTGCCATCAAGTAAAGCGATGAATGCTTTTGTCTCTGACTTACCCGAAATTAAAGACTATTTAATGGCGGAGGCTTTAGGCGATTTCGATGAAGAGTTACCAGTCGAAGATGACAGAAGCTGGCTTGAAATTGATGAGAGGGGCGAACCGGAGGTCAATAGTTATTTGCTAGCAACGCAGATTATTAAGGAGGTTCCGATTTATTGGGACGGCTTAGAATTTTTACGCTACGACGCTAAAAAAGGCATCTGGTTGCCAAACGCAGAGGAGTATTTGAAGAGTTATATCTCAACTAAGAAACTCGGTAAAATTACTAAGATTAGGCACATTAGCGAAACCGTCGTAGCGATTAAGGCACAGGCTTTCTCAAGCGAAGTGTTTACTGAGAGCGATCTTAACAAGATAGTGCTAGCGAACGGAGTCTATGACTTGAGGAATAACAGTTTTAAGACTAAGTTTGATCCAGAATTGCATGCAAGGTCAAGCCATCCCGTTGTCTATGACCCCGAGGCGACCTGTGAAACCTTTGAGGGTTTTCTTAGGGAGACCGTCGGAGCTGAAAATATAGATTTCATCTTTGAGTGGTTTGGCTATAACTTTTATCGCGAATATGCTATTCAAAAAATGCTATTCATCTACGGCAGCGGCGGTACTGGTAAATCAACACTGATTAATATTTTACGTGAAATGATAGGTGCTGATAATTACTCAGCCGTGACACTGCAGTACCTGATGCAAGAACGCTTTGCAAAAATCGGCTTATATCGAAAGACTGCTAACTTCGATACCGATGCTAAACCTCAATACTTAGCAGATGGCGCAACACTTAAAATGTTGACGGGGGAGGATACTATTCACGCAGACCGTAAGAATAAAGAGCCGATTAACTTTTACAATTATGCTAAGCTGTCTTTTGCCATGAATGAGCTCCCACCTATGCGAGATTTCAGCGGAGGACTTAAACGCCGCATGATGATCCTCGAGATGGATAAGGTTTTAACGCAGGAAGTTAAGGCGAAATACCCGCTAGATAAGATTATGAGCGAGGTGCCAGGTATCTTTAATAGGGCGATGGAGGGGCTTAGAAAGGCCTTAAGTAAGAGAGATTTCAGTATTAGTGCCAGCATGAGGTCAAGTGTCGAGAAATGGGAAAAAGGCAACGATGTCGTGGCCATGTTCCTTGAAGACGAGTGTGAACTTGGCGAAGACTTCAAAGTTCCTGTTAGGGATGTCTACCCAGCCTACAAGTTCTATTGTCAGGATTCAGGCTACAAACCTTTGGCAAAAAATGCATTTAACCACCGACTAAGAGAGCTAAATTATGAAAATAAAAACGTTAAATCTGGAGGAAAGCAAGCCAAAAATTGGGTCGGTTTTAAGTTAAAAAGTGAGTTTTAGGGGTTACTTTTTTGGGATTAGAGTTTGGTAACCCTAGAAAAAAGTTACCAAGTTACCGGTTTTTCAAACTTTAAAAATAAAAAATTTAAAAATAATTTTTAAAAAATCAAAACTGAATTGGAAAAATCGGTAACTTAGTAACTCGCCCCTTAGAAATGGGTTCGAAAAGTAGCCCTGGTAGCTTTTTGGTAGCCCTAAGAAACCTTTCATAGCAATAGCTTAGCCCCTATGGTTACCAATCTACCACTTTTCTTCTATTAACTTAAATATAAATATAAAAAATAAATATATATAAAATAAGGCATATATAAAACACATATATAAAAAAGAGAAAATAAGTTGAAAAAAACGGTAACCCTGACCTTTATTGACCAAAGGAGGAAAGATGAGGACTGAAAAAGACATTGAAAATTATTTGAAAAAGAAAACAAAAGGGCTGTGTTTAAAATTTGCAAGTCCAGGGACGATAGGAGTGCCTGACAGAATTGTTGTCATGAACACGGGAACCTTTTTTGTAGAGGTCAAAGCGCCTGGTAAAAAACCAAGACCCAGTCAAGTTGCAATGCACAAAAAAATAAAAAAGGCTGGGCAGCACGTTTGGGTTGTTGACTCCTACGAATCAGTGGACATAGCCTTAAAAGAAATGGAGAACTGGGTGTGAGACTGCATGAGTATCAAGAATACGCTAGTATTACTATCACAAATCACAAGCGTGTTTCAGATGGAACGCAGGTATCTTTCAGCGACGGGACACAAATTGTTGTCCCAAAAGGGGATACTGGTGATGTCAACGGCATCAATCTGGAAGATTATGTCAAAAAATCTGAACTTAAAAACGTCGGTTCTGCAGATGTTAAAGCTATTAATGACTTTTTAGGGCTATCTCAAAAGGTGTTTACAAGCAGCTATAGTTATACAGATAGCTTACTAAAAAGTTATGCAAAACCCAGCTATTCGGCGAGTTGGTATGTCAACGAATCTACAGTTTCTACCAAAAATGGTGACAAAGTATTGATTACAATACATAACACTACCACCCAAGCAGACAATTATTTGGAGGTAGCGGTGACTTATGTTGGTGCTAACTACGTGACTGCTACCTCAACAGGTCGCTTACTGACTACTCCTGGTGAAGTCAAAGTAGTGACAAAAAAGCAAGCGGAAAAAGATTATGCTGCTAAAAAACATAAGCATGAGATTAGTGACATAGCTGGTCTTAATGAGCGCTTGTCTGGCTATCTCAGACAAGCTGATATACAGTCACAGCTTAATAATATCGGTAAGCTAAAAGACACGCAAACCGGACAATATCTTGAGGTTAAAGTGGTTGATAAAGGACAGGTGCCTAGCAATACCAGTGGCATGATCGTGTTTGAGAGGTCATAATTTGTTAAAAGATTTAAATAATATCATTATTAATAACAAAACGATTGATCGTATTATTTGTAATAATACGATTGTCTATCAGCGTTCGTGGGATCTGCTTTTTGACGGTTTGCTGACAAGCGCTGGGAAAAAATTGGATATTTATCCTTTTTATAAAATCGTAATCAATAATGCATTTTTTGTTAAAACCCCCACAACAAAAAACAATACGATTTTTTTAGCAGGGCATAAAATACTAGCATTACAAGATAGTCATTTTTGTTTTTTTAGAGCATTAGAAAAAAGTTTTTTTGTCAAAATTTACGGTAAAAATTAGGAGGTAACATTTGAGTAGAGACCCAACACTTTTAATAGACGAGTCAAATTTAACAATCGGCTCAGATGGACGTGCTTATTATACATTTACGGCTGATGGTGACACAAAAAGCGTTAAAATAGCCAATAACAAATGTATCGGTACAACTCGCTTTAACCAGCTCATGATTGAGCGAGGGGGTAAACCAACTAACTACGTGGCGCCCGTGGTTGTCGAGGGGACAGGTAATCCGACTGGACTATTTAAAGACCTCAAAGAGATTAGCCTCGAGTTAACAGATACTAAAAACTCCAAACTTTGGTCAAAAATCAAGCTTAATAATCAAGGGATGATTGAAGAGTATTACAACGGTACAATAAAATCTGAGATTATCAAAACCGCAGAGGGCACGCAGCAACGTATTAGTAGCGAGACCGATAAAAAACTTGCGCTTATCAACGAGACAGTCTCAGGCATTAGACGTGAGTATCGAGATGCTGATAGGAAGCTATCCGCAAGCTATCAGGCAGGCATCGAGGGGCTAAAAGCCACAATGGCCAATGATAAAATCGGTTTACAAGCTGAGATTAAAGCCTCAGCACAAGGGCTATCGCAAAAGTATGATAACGAGCTAAGACAGTTATCGGCTAAGATCACAACAACCTCAAGCGGCACTACAGAGGCCTACGAGAGTAAGCTTGCGGGCTTACGTGCTGAGTTTACTCGCTCAAATCAAGGCACGAGGACAGAACTCGAGTCACAAATTAGCGGACTAAGAGCGGTACAACAGACAACCGCTAGCCAAATCTCACAAGAGATACGTAACCGTGAAGGTGCTGTCAGTCGTGTACAACAGGGCCTAGACAGTTACCAACGACGATTACAGTCCGCAGAGGGTAATTACAACAGTTTGAGAGAGACTGTAGCGGGTTATGAGCGCAGGATATCCAATCAGGATAACACTATCTCCTCTAACTTTACTCAGCTAAAGACTTTGATAGATCAGTCTGTGACCTTGGAGAAGGTCCAGTCGCTCTTGCGGCAATCTGGTGATAGTATCATGCTCGCGATTAAGGACAAGTTGCCTAAGAGCAAGATGTCTGGTAATGAGATAATCTCAGCGATTAACCTAAACTCCCACGGTGTGCAAATAGCTGGTAAAAACATCACTCTTGATGGCAATACCACTGTCAACGGCGCTTTTACCACAAAGATTGCCAACGCTATCAAAATCAAGGCTGACCAGATTATCGCAGGAGTGATTGACGCTGCTAAGATTAGAGTGATTAATCTAAACGCCAGCAGTATCGTTGGTTTAGACGCTAACTTTATCAAAGCTAAAATTGGCTATGCTATCACTGATTTGCTCGAGGGTAAGGTCATTAAGGCTCGTAATGGAGCGATGCTTATCGACTTAAATACAGCTAAGATGGACTTTAATAGCGATGCCACAATTAATTTTAATAGCAAAAACAATGCCTTAGTACGTAAAGATGGCACACATACTGCCTTTGTACATTTTAGTAATGCGACGCCCAAAGGTTATACAGGGTCAGCGTTGTATGCATCGATCGGGATAACCTCATCTGGTGACGGTGTTAACTCGGCTTCTTCCGGTCGTTTTGCAGGGCTAAGGTCATTTAGGTACGCTACGGGATATAACCATACTGCTGCAGTCGACCAGACAGAAATTTATGGTGATAATGTACTTATTGCAGATGACTTTAACATCAATCGAGGATTTAAGTTTAGACCAGACAAGATGACAAAAATGATTGATATGAACGACTTGTATGCGGCTGTAGTAGCCTTAGGACGTTGTTGGAAGCACTTAGCTAACGTCGGCTGGAATACCGTTCATGGCAATTTTACAAATGCGGTCACTAACGAGTTAAATAATCATATCAACAAAATTTAATAGGAGAAACAATGGATTTAACATTAAAAAATAAAGAACTCAATACACTATATCGTGTACTAGACAAAATCAAAGTCACGAACATGCGAGCAAACCGCGGACGTGCTAAGCTACTCGCAAAAGTAGTAGATAAATTCAAAGAGTACGCCAAGGATGAGGGTGACCTTATTGATCTGTATGCTCAAAAAGACAAAGATGGCAAGTTTGTCATTGATGAGCACAAAAACATCAAGCTAGCAGACCCCGCTAAACTCGACGAATTCAACGGCCTACTCAACGAGCTAGCTGATGAAGAAATTGTGATTAAAGGGGGCGAGTACTCCAAGCGATTTATCGATTTTTTGGAATATCTAGCCGAATCTGAAGATGAGTTTACATCAGAGGAAATCGTCTTAATTGATAATATTTTGGAACAATTTGAAGAAAGTAAAGGAGAATAGTTATGCGCAATTGGAAAGTAACAGGGAAATATCCACAATATGACAGCACAGGAGCAGTCGCAAGCACACACATCATTATCACAGCAGAAGATGGCTCAGTCATCTCTCAACCAATCAAGCAGGACTTAAACGCTTCTCAGTCTGACCAGTGGGTCGAAGATAAGTATTTATCTAATGCAACACAAGTATAAAATAGGAGGTAAAGCTCCTTTAGATAAGACAAAACCGCTCAGATAATTTCTGGGCGGTTTTTTGTGTATGATGAATTATTTTTCAAGATAAATATCGAAATGACTAAAGTTCTTCATATTGATAATTCTATTATCTTTATATTTTGCAAAAATATCTGATCTAGTCCCTTCATTTGGTGAGTCAAATAAGTCTATTTGCTCATGTTTCCCATCTTTTGTGCCAATTTCGATTCTGCCGCTTACATAAGGAGAAGTAGCGTCATAAATTTTATAATTATCCATAAGGTATTTTCTGATTTTAAAGTCAATTTCCTGGAAAGTTACGATATCTTTTTCTAGAATAATTTTGTTATTTAAGTTCTGTTGAGATTCTCCCGAAATAAATAGATTTCCCAATAATTTATGATTTACTTTATTATTTTGAGCAGGCGTAATTCCTCCATAGATGTACTCACCGGTGTGAGAATTAAGAATATAAAATAATCCAAAAACATCTACATGATCATCTCGTTTAAATTTTTGAGAGGCCTCATAAGACATTTCGGAACTAATATAATAGTCTTTCCCTCTATATTTTTGAGTATCAATGTTTAATGTGTGTGTCGTTGAAAAATTTACCCTGCAATCTTTATAATCATAAGGAGTTATAGTGTATGCATAAAGTAAATCACTTTTAACATTCGAAATGTCTTTCTTAGAGTCACTTTTGATGATAGGTGAAATAGTAGAAATCAGTATGACTGTAATTATGAAAACTATTTTGATGATGTTAATCTTTTTCATTTTTTCTCCTTAATTAAATGTATTACTCGTACGAGAATACATGAAATAGCAGTAAGTAGTTAAAAATCAGATTTCTGTTTATTTAGAAATTTTATAAATGTATTTATATTTTAGTTTTTAGGAGTGGCAGTTCCATTTAAATAGTCAAGGTTGATATTTGGAGCAGAGTTTTCTAAGATTACTGTAGTAACACCATTTTCATCAATACTTTCTTTATTACTATTTAGCCTTATAGTAAGCAACTCACCAGATGAATCAATTCCAACATACTGTAATTCAATTTGTCGAGGCACTACTTCATTGCCACTATATATAGGAGTGACTTTATAATCTAGCCAAAAGTCAGGGTGAAGTGCAAGCCAAGAATCTAAACGGTTTTCATAGTATAACATCCCTTCAGGATTGCTGTCATTTGCTCCTGAATAAGCACCTGTGTTTAGCCAGGCTGTCATTGTCACTAAATTTCTTGGTTCATCGTTTAATCCACAAAATTGATATCCGACTAGATGCCCACGATTCATTACCCATGAAGATTTTGAGCCATCTCCGTATGGAAATTGATAGTTATGCCATCCCACAGGGTCATAATTTATTTTAGTGCGTACATCTTTAGTTTCGTGTCTATCTTGCAGTTGGATATGTGAAAAGGTAGCGCGGTTAAGGTTATCCAACTCACCAAGTTGTAACTGATAATTAGCAGTAAAAGGTAAGAGCTTACTAGAAGCAGTATTTTTATAATGTGTGTTTGCATGGGATACATTCGGATAAGTTCGTACCTTAGCTGCGTCAACAGTTATTGTCGTTATAGAAAGAGAAAGTAACAGTAAAACAGCGGTAAGCAAACTTGCCTTTTGTTTAGATAATTTCATGATAACACCTAAACCTTTCCATTTTTAGCTTTTAGAGTGGATCAAATATTGCACTTTTCTAGTTAATTATATCACTTTAAATTAAAAAAACTTAAAATTAATAAAATTAATTTATCAATAATATTACGCTAAAATTTCTTTTTGTTTAATAAAATAGAAGTTATTAAATTTTAATAAGTTTTAAATTTAAGTGTACTATATTCTCGTAAAATACGAATAATAAGATAAGGAGGTGCTTTATGCTAACATACGACGAATTTAAGCAAGCAATTGACAACGGATATATCACAGGAGACACAGTAATAATCGTGCGCAAAAACGGACAGATTTTTGATTATGTGTTGCCTGGTGAGAAAGTCAGACCATGGGAGGTTGTGACAGACGAAAAAGTGGAAGAGGTGCTAGTGGAGCTTTCGAGATAAGTATTTTCTTTGCCCCCTGAGAAGTAGTTTTATTAAAGGGGGTAAATAGGGGGCATAAGTTTAAAACTTACATAGTTGATTCGAAGCAATTATATAAAGTTTCGTTATTTTGTAGCTTTATAAAATCAAAGTTTATTATATTATATGTGGACAATATTAAGTAATCTTTAAAAGACGCTGTTAAATAATTCGTCTAGAAAAATCTTGTTGCTATCGATGTTTATTGATAGCGACAAGGTTCTTTTTTTATATTTGGGGCATAAAGTTAGTAGTTTTCTCTTCAGTTAAGCCAAGTTCTAAAGCATGCACTCTATAATGGTCAGTCATCCTTCTATTAGTATATCATTTCCGCAGGTAGGGGGAGTTTTTTTCATATTTGCAAATAGTTGAAGTTAGGATTTTTGAAAGCAAAAGGTAAGTTTAAAAAAGTTTATTTAGAATGTTTCTAAATTACTTGACTTATTTATTTAGAATTATTATAATTAATATATCTTAAAGATTGAATAACTTTTAATTGCGAGGGAACTAAAAATGACAATCAGACAATGGATGACAGACCATCTTCATTTGATGGAGACTTTAGCGTGTTTGGTATTAATAATAATTGGCCTAGCCTTTTTACACTCATTTCCACAAGTGGCTTCCGCTATTTTCATTACAGCCTTCTTGATTGGAGGATATGCGTCTGCAAAAACGGGTATATTGGATTTGGTGAAGAACAAACACTTGTCAGTGGATATTTTGATGATTTTGGCAGCTATCGGTGCTGGAATTATCGGCTATTGGCTGGAGGGTGCTCTGCTTATTTTTATCTTTTCGTTGTCCAATACGCTTGAAGAAATGGCCATGGAAAAAAGTAAGGATGCTATTTCAGCCTTGATGTCCTTGACGCCAGATACAGCTCGTCAATACCAAGAAGATGGCCATATTTTAGAAGTTGAGACCAGATCCTTGAGTGTTGGTGACCGTTTACAAGTTCGTAAAGGCGAAGCTGTTCCAATTGACGGGCAGTTGCTTAGTCCTTTTGGTCAATTTGATGAATCTATGGTCACTGGTGAGCCTATTACTGTTGATAAGGCAGAAGGCCAGGATCTGATTGGGGGAACCATTAACCAAGGACAAACCATAGATATGTTGGTTACTATTGAAAATGACGATACTCTCTTTGCCAAGATTATTAATCTGGTGGAATCTGCCCAAGAAAAGAAAAGCAAAACCGCCACCTTTATCGAAAGCTTAGAAGATGGTTATGTCAAATTTGTGCTCGTCCTTATTCCTGCCTTTATCCTCTTTAGCCACTTTGTGTTTTCTTGGGCTTGGTTGGCTGCTTTTTACCGAGGGATGATTCTCTTAACAGTAGCTTCACCATGTGCCCTAATTGCCAGTTCCACACCTGCTAGCTTGGCTGCTATTTCTCGTGCAGCCAGAAAGGGATTGATTATCAAAGGAGGGGATATTGTCGATAACATGGGAGATATTAAGGCTGTTGTCATGGATAAAACGGGAACGCTCACCCAAGGAAAACCTTCTGTTGTGAATGCTCATTATTTGGAAGATGAGTTGCTCGTGAATAGACTGGTAAAAGGAGCAGAGACTGCTAGTACCCATCCCATTTCTAAAGCCCTTCTTGAATACACTGAAAAATTGGAGCCACTGACCTTTGACCACTTAGAAGAAATTTCTGGGAAAGGTTTTCAGGGCTTCTATCAAGGGCAAGAATGGCGAATTGGCAAGAAAACCTTCATTTTGGAAAAGGTTCAAGACCTATCAGCTTTTGAAGAAACTATTCAAGTGGAAGAAAATCAAGGGAAAACCCTAATCTTTGTTTCACGTGACCATCAATTGATAGCTTACTATGCCCTCTTGGATGATATCAAAATAGAATCAAAACGTGCTATTAAGTCTCTTCATGCCATGGGAATCAAAACAGTCATGTTAACAGGTGACCAAGAACGAACCGCCAATTATGTGGCACAAAAACTTGGTATTGATGAAGTGGTAGCCAACTGTATGCCTCAAGATAAGGTGGCTAAGTTAGCAGAATTAAAGACCAAATATGGTTTTGTGGCCATGGTAGGAGATGGTATTAATGATGCTCCTGCCCTTGCTCAAGCAGATGTTTCTTATGCTATTGGATCAGGAACAGATATTGCAATGGAAAGTGCAGACAGTGTGATTATGGATGACTTGACTCGTATTCCATTTTCGATTCAACTTTCCCGCAAAATGAAGACCATTATCAAACAAAATATTGTTTTTGCCTTATCTGTGATTACCTTATTGATTTTAGCCAATGTTTTTCAGGTAGTTAACTTGCCGCTTGGTGTTGTTGGACACGAAGGCTCAACGATTTTAGTGATTTTAAATGGCTTGCGTTTACTTTCTTTTAAATAA